CAAGAATAACTCTGTCAAACCATTTCTTGCTCTAGTAATAAGAGATTCATTGTAGAGATCATGATAGATTACTTGATGCCCTCTAACTCTAAGGTCGTTCATTAGTGTTATTAGGCTCTTTAAAAATATACCGTGGCAAACTCCACCATACATAGGTGTTGCAATAGATATCTTCATTTTCTCTCCTATAGGATATAGTTGCTGTACCCAATTACCTGTAATGGAATTGGTGGAACATTTGTTCTTGAGTATCCCTCAATATTAATGCTAGTAAATCTTACCTTAAAGGGTAGAGTTTGACTAATTTTTACTGTTGGATAATCTGCCAGTTTTATATATTTAGTTTTGTGATTTAATTTTTCTAAAGTTGCTTTAGCCATTAGTCTGTTACATCTTCAAGAATGACCATACTACCCTGACAAACTGTCCAGACTCTAGTAGGATCGCTAACTTGAATATCAAAGATGTCTCCAGTTTCTAGGTTGTGAGATTCTTCTGCTGTAAGCCAAACTGTAAACTCTCCAACTAAGTCATCCGCATCTGCTGCTGGATGCAAAGCCATAACTGTTGTAGCATTATCGGTGATAACTCCACGATCTATAAGATTGTTTGGTCTTTTAATTTTCATATTAATATTCCAATCAGGAATATTTAATGGCTGTCCTGCATCATCAACAACATATACTTTGAAACCAGATGTATCTCCACGAACAACTGTCCAAAGAACTGTTGGTGGTTTCGCTCCAATGTCATATGATGATGATGAATTTCTTAATGTAGCCATGTTTAAATTATACCATTAGGCTAGACCGCTCTTAAGAGCACCCCAGGTTCCATTTCCTTTTGCTTCAACAATAATAATTCCATCTGCTGCTGCATGTGCAACTATCCCTACTGCTCCAGAACCAGTTGCAGGTCTAGTACTGGTAAGCCCTCCAGAAGTTCCCACATAAAGAACATCTCCGTTAGAAAAACCAGAAGTATTAATATTTTCCATAACACCAGCAACTACTACAATACCTTCAGAATTATTTGCAATAGATGTTTTTGTTAAACCAAGTATTGGACTGCTAGTTGATGGCAATGACTTTGCAATTGTAGTTTTAGTTGTATATCCTGTTGCATAAACGGGAGTTCCAGCGTCAAGATCTGCCCCACTATTATTTAATACCTGAATTTGAAAATATGAGACACCTAATGGTGGCAGAATAACTTCTAGTCGTTCAACTAATGACTGAACATCTCCGTGTACATTTACTGAGTCTGATGATAGCGGATACGGTATAGAATATACTTCTGAATTGCCTGTTGCCATGATATTTCATTATACCACAAAAAACTTGTTAATTATTAATTATTTAACTTAACTTGACAAAGTTTTGAATTCCATGTTATACTTGGAAGTAATAAAACCCTGAAAAGGGTTTTTCGTTTCTAAGGAGGAACAGATGAATATAACACAAGATAAACAAAAACTCATCGGAATACTCACGATTATAGTGATGCTAGTTCAAGGTTTGAACTCAGCAAACGCTAGTGAACGCAACAACTTAAGTAATGAAACAGTCGTATCCGCAGATTCAGCCTCGCAAGAGGCTTTAAGTCTTTCTACGGAACAAAAATTAAAAAAGTTTGAAAATAAGGGTTCTCTTACCGATGGCGAACTCAAGGAACTTTTATACCTCGTTGGCTTTAGGGGCAACGATCTAAAGGAGGCTTGGGCAGTTGCTAAAAAAGAATCAAACGGACAGCCTATCCGATTTAATGGCAATGTAAAGACTGGAGACAACTCCTATGGTCTTTTCCAAATTAATATGCTTGGCATGCTAGGTCCAGAAAGAAGAGCAAAGTTTGAACTTGTTACAAATTCTGACCTACTAAATCCAGTAATTAATGCACAGATTGCATACTACATGTCTAATGGTGGAAAAGATTGGTCTTCTTGGCACGGAATAACTCCAAGAACTAAATTCTTGATGACTCAATTCCCTGCTTAATTATCTAAATCTTGGTGCGAAGGTATATGGGGTAAACGCATATGGTGTGAACCCATATACTGGAGCAGGAGTAAAGGAGTATGGAGAAAATCCATAAACTGGAGCAAAGCCATATACTGGAACAAAGTAGTAAACTGGTGTAAAAGAATATGGAGCCACATAATTATAGATAATTGCATCAACATTTGTGTAGTACTCTACGTCTGTTCCAGCAGTTGGGGTAGTAGACTTAACCTTACCATTTAGTGTTGAATCAGAAGTATTTTCAGATGTGGTGTTATAGGTAAGATTTAAAGATAAGATCGTAGATGAGGCAACTGAGTTTGAATTACCAATTACATTTGGAACTTTAACCATATCGGTATCATCAATTTCACCGAATCCAATATTTGTAATTCCCATATTATGCTATCAAATCTCCGACTAAAAGCCAGGTATTAGTGTTTACTTTAAGCAGTGTTCCAACAGCATATTGACCTGCAATATTTTTATTAGAATACTTACTTACAATTGTTACTCCTACTGGACCAGTAAAAGTTACTTTGCCAGTTCCCCCACGAATAAAATCCATCTTAACATAGTTATCAATTGGAACTGAGGAATTTAGAGGAATGGTTACTGTCAAATCAGATGCTGAATCCATATAAATAGTTTTTCCAGCACTTGCTGCAGCAACAGTATAATTTCCAGTTGAATACACATAGTCTACTTTTTGCTTTAATGTGTCAATACTAGATTGAAGAGTAGCATCATAGGAAACCCAACCATTATAATAATATTGAATTTGATTAATCACTGTACCGCTTGCATTTTGTCTTACAAAGCATACAATTCCGTTTGTTGGTGATGGAATTGCTGCATCTCGTGCAGCAGGATTTAAGAAATTATTAACACCAGCCTTAGCATTTACCACATCTGCAAAGGTTACAGTAGTGGCAAAACTATGTGTTCCAGTCCAAGGGTAGTTAGATGAATAGTTAACCTGACCACCAACAGGATACCAAGTATTAGTTTCTTGATCGTATAAAAATGTTTGTTTAGGTGTAGAACTAATTGATGCCATTTGCTGTTATCCCCAATGCACTTAATTCTGCTTCTGTTAATCCAACTACTTCAATTAACTTAGCAATTGCTCTTTCTCTTAAAACTACAAGGTCTGATTCATTTGTTGGAGTTAACATTATGCACCTATAGTCTTCCATGTTGAAGTGTCTGAATCATAAATTTTCATAAGCAATGGTGAACTACCTTTTACTACCCATAAAGTTCCATCTGTTGGATTAGACGGAGCACCAGAATTATAGACTGCTGTTGGATAACCTTCTGTTCCAGAAACAGATAGATCTGCGTCCATCCAAATATATCCATCAGCAACATCTCCTGGCTCTGTTGCCTGGTAAGAACTTCCAATTCCACGAGCCTCTTCACGAGCATCTAAAACTGCAATAGTATTTGATAAATTGTGCAAATGAAATGCAATAGAGTTTGCAACTAAGTTTGCAGTATTAGCATTATCTATGTCGTATGTATCTGATCCATAATGATATAGCCTAAGTGCTGCCTGAATATCTGCAGCATCATCATAGCCTGGTATGCTTGTTGGATATAGATTACCAATTAATTCAGAAGCCATTATTTATCACCATTTTAAATTATACCACAGAAATGAATAAATCAAGTCTGTAACTCCCATCCAGATCACTCCAAGAAGATCCCACCAATTCTTTTGCTTTTACCGTAATCGGCAAAGAAACTATACCTCCAGTGGTCACGATATCTCCAACAATAAGGGTAGACACAACAGGATCTGAATTATTGATAATTGAGTGCTGAATATTGAAGTTGGAAGATGTAACATTTGGGATTAAAGATAAAGAAACTATGTTGGCAACTGGAATATAAAATGTTACACTTCCAGTGTCGAAAATTCTGGTGACACTTTCACTATATGTATTTGGAATTAATTTAACTAGTTTAACCCATACGTTAGAACCGTTTACGTATTTATATTGATATAAAAATAAATAATCTTCTGGGTCAGATGTTCCTAAATTCAAATACATATCAAATAACTTTGGAGTAGCACCAATTACAGTATTTGGATCATTTGGGTTTCCATTACCAACTAGATAATAACTTCCTCTTTCACCTTCTGGACCAAAATCCAAACCAACAGTTACAGATGATGGACCACCTAAAGTAGTTACTTCAATTGCACCAACTAATGCATCTACCATGATTATGCTGGGCTAACCTGTTCTGTTACAGAAACTGTTCCTGTCAAAATCGTATAAACAGTTTCGTAATTTTGAGTAGATGTATTCTTAATTTCAACATCATATACATATGTCTGACCTGCTGTCATCAATTCCCCGTTACCTGGGGTAATTGCACAACTTATTATATTAGTTCCAGTATTAACTGATGCCCAACCTTCGATAATAGATGTTGAACCTCTTGAAGGAGCAATTGTAAACTTTACACTGTATCCAGATAGAGAAAACTGAGTTCCATCACTTTTTTTAGGAGTAATGTTAAACTCGTAAGTGTCACCTTTATAATAATTTATATTTAATTCACCTGGGAATGCCATAGTTTTATTATACCAGATCAGACTACCGAAATATGAATAGACTTTACGGTCATAGTAGCATCGAAGTCAGTTCTTAATTCTGGATAGGACATAGATCTCCATATATCTTCATTTTCTATAAAAATATGATGAGTAAAAGATATTGGATATGTATACTGATATTTTAGTGAAGCAACAAAAGTAGATAGTTCCTGATTTAATTCTGGATGAAATACCCTAGACCACACTTCAGTATTATTAGAGTATGTTGTTAGGTCAATATCATAGGTGATAAATATTTGAGATCCTAGTTTCAATCCTTTAAAATTAAAGGTTTTAGAATTTTTGTTCCACAAACTAGTTGTATCTTCAGGTATGAACTTTTCATTAGTTCTAGAATCCTCGCTATCTACTGAAAATCTAACCCAACCATCATTTCCCTGTGTAGATCCTAACTTATATGTAGATAACTTTTTGTTATAATATCCAGCCCAACCAGCCTGCTGTCCAGATGAAGATAAAGAACTTTTGCCATCAATACCATTTTTTCCTGGAAACCCTTTTTCTCCTCGTGGACCCTGTGGACCTTCTTTACCAGGCTCCCCAGGATCTCCCTTTGCTCCATCTCTACCTGATGGGCCTTGAGGTCCTTGTGGACCAGGGACTGGCAAAAAGGTAAGAACATTTTGATCAACATTGGTTGGCACACTTTGCTCTACTTGTGCAGCATAACTAGATTTTTTTGCGCCAGGAAAGTCCATAGATTTAGAAACGGCCATAGTGATATTATCTCACTATATTAGGCAATTTGAGTAATAGTTACAATATTAGAAGGAACTGTTGCCTTTGTTCCAGTTAAACCTGTAAGAGATTCAACTTTAACATTTGTTGACGGTGTTGACCAATAAATTTCAAATGCGTCATACTGATTTGCCTGAACAAGCCAATTCCAAGCAGCAACAGCATATGGATTATTCGCTGTAATATCAAATCTTGTTCCTGTCCATGGCATAGTTGTACCATTTTTCTTTAACCAAATATATACAATTGCTCCGCTGCTTGTGCAGTGGAATTGTGTTGAAAATTGAAGATTAAAAACTCCTGCCCTATCAACAACAATTTCAGAACTATTAATTCCACCAATATGTACATCACTAGACAAATCAGTTGTTTCATATGATAATGCTTGTTCTGAATTTGAAGAGAATGGACCAAAAGTATTATGATCGCTAAATGCACCATATGCCAGTGCTGGTTTTG